ATCTATCCATGTGTCTTTGATGCACGGTAAATTAATCGTATGCTGTGCCATTATGCCATCACCACCCCGGCTCGTTCTCTTTGCCGCATCTGCCTGAACAATTCAACAATCTTATAGACTTCATCGATCTCGGACATTTTTACTTGCAGTACATATGTGTCACCGCCGCCCCGGGCATGAGTTGCGGCCGGGTTATATGGGTTTTCATGCGCCGGTATAACCGCCTCACCCTTATGGATGAGCGCCACGCGATCAGACGGTACATAGTCAATGCCAGATGCATAACTGTAGCGGATGCGATTAGGTGCCGCATTGATTGTGTTGGCCATGTTGCCGACAGACTGTCCTATGCCCTGCATTGTCCTGTCGAGCTCTTGGGATTTGCCAATTATTACGGCAATAATAGCAGCTAAAGCTATTAATGCAGCAACTACTCCAACAACTATGGCTGTTGTTTTTAGGCTCTGTATGTCGAAGGCCTTAAAAACATCTGTGACGTTTTTTATTGCTTTTACTACTGTTATCGCAATAGCAGCTATGCTTCCTATTATGGCAACTGTTGCAATTACTTTCGGATCAATTTTATTGAGTACCTCAAAAAAGCCTGTAAGTACCGGTAATAAAACGATAGCAATGCTATTTTTAAATGTCGTAGTCTGATTGTTGAATCTTTGCATTGCATCATCGAGCGCGCCAAATTTTTGCAGGGTGTTTTCATCCATGACATACCCCATGCGCTCGGCCTCATCGCCCAGTTCTTTGAGTGCGCTGCTACCGGCCTCAATGAGCGGGTTCAGCTCACGAGCAGAACGTCCGAAAATCTGCATGGCCAGTGCGTCACGCTCGGTTTCATTCCGGACCTTCCCAAGAGCATCAATAACCTGATAGAACAGGGTTTCGCTATCCTTAAGCCGTCCATTTGAATCCCGTATATTGACATGCAGCTTGCGGAACGCATCGGCAGCATCGCCAGTTCCCTTCTGGGCCTGGCTCAAAGAGCGAATCATTCTGGTCATGCTGCCCGTGATTGTCTCTGTGGAAACGTCCAGCAACTCTGACGCATAGTTCATTTTCTGAATAGTATCGGTAGCAAGGCCGGATGTGGACGCAAGTGTCAGAATTTCATCGGCGGTCTTTGCCGTTTGGATTGTCGCATCTGCAAAGCCCTTGATAAGGCCAGCAACAGCACCAACAAGGGCGAGAGTGGATACTTTTGTGCTGTCGAGAGCGCGGATAGCTTTATCAGCTCCAGCAGGCAGATGGATGCCGAGCTTGTTTGCGAAGTCAGCGATGATGTTGCCAATGTCCTTGGTTTTGTCCCTGACCTCATCCTCTGCAAGTCCAAACTTCTCCATATCTTTCTGAGCCTGCTTCAAGGCTTCAGAATTATCTCTGAGTTCCTTTTCTACCTGAATGAGCTCGGCCTCGGCAAGGTTCAGGCTTTGCTGCCATTTCAGGGTCTTGGTGTCGGTTTCACCATATTGAACCTTGGCATTTTCCAGGGCCCTGCGGAGGGTTTCAACCTTCTCGCGCTGCTGGTCGAGTTTTTTCTGCAAGGCCTCGTTTTTAGCGGTTAATCCGGCAACAGAATCAGCATTTTCTGAATACCTTGCTGTAACCAGCTTCAGTTCGGAGGCCGTCGTTTTTAAGCCAGCATTTATCTGTGAAAGGGCTTGCCGAAACTCGCGTTCACCAGCAAGCTCAACTTTTGCTCCGATATTGGTTGCCATATCAAATCACATCCTCAGGGATTAATAAATCAGGACTTGAAGGCTTATCTAATCCTATTAAAATTCGATAGTCTTTGTATCGCTCATCGATTTCCCTTATTGTTTTTCTGCCTGCTTCCTTTTCGGATAGATTAAGTAGCGCCGTTCCAATATTCCGCATCCGGACAACAAGCGGCCGCACATTATCTATTACTTGCTCTGCTTCGTCCCAGTCATCTTCTTCTGCGCGGCCGCTCGCAAGTTTTTTTCAACTTCCTCAACTTCCTGAACCTTATCCTGCGGCAGGCCATCAAGCATGGCCTCGCGCACTTTGTTTGTGAACTCGGTAATTTTATCCATACCTGCGAGAAGCCTGCCGAGATGTTTTTCATCCTTAATGAGTGGCTTCTTCGCGTCCGGATGGTCCTCATTCCACATCTCAGTAGCCTCGTTGATCATCATTAGGCCAATCTCTTTCGCGGCTTTGATATTTGAAAATGCGTTCAGTATGTCATCCATGTTCTGATACTTTTCGATACAAGCCTCAAGCACATTGAGATTGAAAATCATGTGCCGCTCAGTATCGAGCGTGATAGGAACCCCATATTTGCCCATAGTCAAAAAGGGCAGGATTTACCTGCCCTCATCCACCTCCCTTTGCTTATTCTTCGCCGTTATCACCGGACCCGATGTTCAACTTCTGTGCCAGCCATGCTTTGGCTGTAGCAAGTGAATCGACCGTAGTTTCTTCCTTCCAGTTGCCGTCAATCCTGCGCATGATCTTTCCGGTTATAGCCGGTGTCTGCCAGTTGATATTCTGCCCTTTTGTCTCAGCTGTTTCATTCGGCTCGGCAAACTGTACTTTTGTCAGGAGTATTGCGCGGTACAGCTTGGTATTATTCTTTATCTTTGTCACGATGAAACCAAAGCCGAAATACCCCGGCACATCCTCAGCGCTGCTTTTCAGCACATTCACCGTTGTATCTGTGCCGATGGATTCTTCTTCTATATTGCTTCCGAGCCAATCGGCCCTGACCTCATCCGGCAGGTCGTCGGGCGTAAAGTTTAAATCGCCGTCAATAAATTCCCTTGCCCTTTCCGCAATGTTGTCATCGGCGTAAAGTGGCGAATCAGCTATATTCAGGCTCATTTCAGCCCGTATGGCCTTTGCCGCAACTTTGCCGGTGCCATAGGTAAAAGTACCGGCCTGTTCGTCTTCTGTAAGCGCAGCATAGACCGCATATCTCAATCCTATCTGTGCCAAATCTTATCACTCCTTTCATTCTGCATATATTTTCAGGTCCATATCAATGGATCTGCCCATCTCTTCTAGGACTCGTTTCTTTGCCCGGTTCACCGCCGGGCGCATAAACGGCTTTTTCGGTTGTGTGCTTGTGCCGCTTTCCATTGCGCGAGCCTTGAGGGCATTTGGAACCCCTTTTCGGTCATACCCGGAGAAACCGACCTTCGCATTATAAACCCCGTTTTTATCCACGCTTACCGGGGTAACGCCCAGACTATCCAATAAGTCGCCTGTGGAATACTTTGAGTTTTGCAGATTCTTCTCCAGCCCTTTTCTAACCTCATCGGCTAATGGGTTAATCCCTGCCCTGACTGCCCGCTTGGCGATTTCTGGCGCGGCTGAACCTAATTTTGATAGCTTGTCAGCGTATTCATCGAAGCCTTGAATTGTCATCTTTGCCATCAAACCATCTCCCAAACCCACTCATAATGTATATAGCCTGAGTCCTGCTCATACTGGACGGAGTTGAGCTGCCATGCTATACCGTCGTCACTATCAAGCGCAGCCTCGATCTGCTGTACCACCGGGTCATTCTCTGTTTTTGTGAAGTAATCTATTGTTCCGGTGAGTGCTCGCTCGACTTTCTGACCATCCGCATTGACCGCATCACCTTCACCGTCTTCTGCCCACACGATGTAGTTGCCTGTCTGGCCGGTAGCGAAGTAATGGAAAACGGGTGGGCCGATGGTGAGGAGGAGAGCTTTAAGATTCTGTAATGTCATAAGCAGTCACCGCCTTTTTGAGCGTCAGGTCCGTGATTGGCTCCCCGCTTTCCTCGTCTATACCGTGATATGCCCTGATAACCTCGTACTGTTCTCCATCAGTCAGGACGACAACATTGTGATTGGTTATCTCCCGGTTCTGCAGCACGCGGATCCGCGCCGATGTTTCGGTCATCTCCTGCATGGCCGCATCCTTGGGAACTGTCTCAAAATTGAGCTCGGCATACCAGGATTCGTGTTTCGGTAACAATTCCATTTTTGGCATACTTCCAGGTGGTGCCACGTTTTTGACCTCGTATACAGTACAGATGCCGCTATCTAGAATCATCGTTGCCACGCTCCTTCAGCCATCGTTCCCGTCGAGCCAGTCGCAGCCATTCAGGCATTCCGGTATTCTTGTCACGGTTCTTATATCGCCACTCGACATAATCGGCCAGTAGGACCTCGTCATCCACATTCCCCGCAACAAGCTTGATGCCTATCCGGGCAAGTTCTGCATCTGCCGCCTCTATTCTCTTTTTCAGATAGTCATCCAGGGAAGCATCAGAGGCCAGGCGGTTCAGCCTGGCCTTGACGATTCCCAGGACGGTTGCCTCAGTGTACGCCATGAGGCATCACCCCTTGCTTTTCTTAGACTTCTTTGGCTTTTCGGCCGGCTCTGGCTCCTTTTCCTCTTTTGTGCCTTCTATGTAGCCCTTAGATCGCATCTCGTCCAAGTGGTCACCGTCGTATTCGTCGCCGAAGTGGTAAATTTTCTTTGTGTACGGGCATTTAAACCCGCTGATTACTCTCGGCATCCGCTACCCCTCCCATTACTGGTTTGCGACGTCCTGAGGGAAGGGGACGGAGGTTGTGGGTGCAGTGTTGTTGATGTTGACGATCACAAAGCCCTCGCCGAATACAGGTGCGCCATCATAGCGAGCTGTGCCTTTGAACACGGTCTGGTCCTCAACGAACTTCGCATGTTCGGAAGCGGCGAGGTTGGCGCCTGCCCTTTCAGCCAACAGGTACAGATCGCCAAAGCCGCCGATGATATCATCGTCGGGCACAAACGGCAGTTCGACGATGTCGCCGCCTTCCACAGGCATCGCGTTGTTCATACCCGCGACAATCGCGCCGGCAGCGTTGAATGTCACGGCCTTGGACAAGAGTTTCATCCTGGTCTTGCGGTTCATAGCCCAGAACGTTCCGCCAGAGCTGTAATTCGGCTCAGCCACACCAAGATAAAGGATGAGCTCTGCAAAGAATTCTTCAGGACTCATGCCACTCGGGTCAAACTGGATCAGGTGAGTGGTACTCAGGTCCTTCCATTCGGGAGCATTTTCATTCCATCCGGACGGCTTCTGTGTCTGCGCCAGCCTGGTTGCGATACCGAGAGGCATCTTTACGCCGGTACCATACAGGATCGCCTTGTCAACAGCCAAACCAATTGCCTGGCCGAGAGCATCCAGGATTTCGTTGGCCAGAGCAATATCGCTGTCCTCGAGCGTGGAATTGGGAACGGCAACGAATCCGCCGACCTTGTATCCATCAACCTCAACCTGGTTGAAGTAGAT